CACCATGTTTCGCAGCATCATTGATGCGAGCAATAATCTGGTTGATTGGTAGTTTTGCGTTATCCAATTCCATTCTCCTTTTTTAACCTGCACGCCAAAATTGGCGACCCATAACTTTAAAATTCAATCCATTTTGCTCCGTGACTTCACGATCTCTGTATTTAGGATTTAGGCTGTGCAGAATCAGTTTCCCGCCTTCTTCCTTGAAAATCTGCTTAATCATGCCTTCACCCTCAAAGTAAACAGCATAAATTTGACCATCAATAATGTCGGTTTGGGATATATCAATGCCAACCAAATCCCCATCATCAATCTTGTCCGCCATACTGTCGCCTTTAGCCTTGATGATGCGCATGCAATCAGGATGAACATTTTTTTGTTTAAAAAAACTAGGTGGGAATGGCTGTTTTCCATTGATCACATCAAAGTGAAACTCTATAGATTCTCCTGTGCCACAAGAAAAACTTGCCTCTACCACATCAATCCAGATAAATCCATCATCCCCACCATACTCAACTACTGACGCGCTTTGAATATCATTCACATCAAATGATGATTCATCTTTCTTGGATAGACCGTGCTTATCCATAAATTCTTGCATGTTGAAGTTGGTTAAATTTTGTTTTTCTTTTCCAGTAAGAATCCATCTGGATGTTGTTTTTAATGCGGTTGCTAGCGCCTCAATGTGCTTTGCGCTCGGATTATTACTTCCATTTACCCAACCAGAAACAGTTCCTCTAGCAGCGCCAGTGAGCCTCATTAAATCCGCTTGAGATAACTTTAATTCAGCCATTCGAGATTGAATGCGATCAGAAACAGAATTATCCATCGTTCAAAACCTTATATCAGATGTTCAAAATTATGAACAAGAAGTTTGACAAATGCTTGAACATGTTGTTCAATAAGTTGAATTAATATGTTCAGGAATTTGAATATGAATGTAGAGCATTTGAGGGAGTTCTACGGTGTAGAAAATAACTCTCAACTAGCCAAGAAAATCAAAAAAGCACGCTCAGGTATTACCAAATGGGAGCGAGAAGGCATACCACCAAGAACGCAAGCTGCCTTTGAAGTATTAACAAATGGAAAGCTAAAGGCTGACCGTCAAGCATTAACTGCCTAGGAAAAACCATGACTAAACGTAAACCTAAGAAGGATGCGTCAATCACCATCCATATGCCTACAGACCACAAAGAACAGTTGGCTTCATTGGCTGAAATGCTAAGAGCAGGACAGGGTGCAAGTGAGTATGTGTACGAAACTTTAATCAAGCCTCATCTCCAACAATTGAAAGCTGAGACAAAGATTAAACAAAAGATTTTCGGCTTAACAGAGAACGATAAAAACCATGAGCTGCATTCAGATTTATCCGTGCGCTCAGAAACAGCAGACATTAAAAAAGCCTGATCTCGTAAATCAGGCTTAGTGTTCAAACGAGGTAAGTCATATGAACTATCAAATATTAGCAGACATTGAACTAAATCGGAAGATTAGTTTGTTTCAAAAAGCGGTTGAGGCTTATGTACTTAATCGAACTCTCGAAAACTCTATGGCATTGGCTAAAGCGAAAGCTGAATTAGCTGCATTTGTATTGAGAGGTGTTTGATGAATACGGCTTTTAACCTGGAACAATTTCTCAAGCAGGCCACCCCAGTGGAAGATAAATACACTAGAACACCAAATTACCTGGTGGATAAGGGCTATGTGTCTGAAATGACGGGTAGCGCTTTGAAATGCTACGTAGTGATTAACCGCTTTACTGATGGTTTTTGCCGTAGTAACTGGTCGATTACTTCTAGCTTCCTTCAAGAAAAGACTGGAATCAAGAAATTAAAAACACTTACTGACTCAGTTCGTCAACTTGAACAATTAGGTTTGGTTTTGGTTGTTAGATCAACTGGTGAAACTAATAAATTTTCAATCATTCATCCTGAGTTTGAACCACCTGCCAAAATGGATGGTAGTGCCGAAAATGGTATGGACACTACCCCCGAAAATGGTATGGGGAGTACCAACCAAAATGGAGGGGAGACTACCCCCGAAAATGGTACTACTAAGAAAGAAACAAATAAGAAAGAAAATATTAAGAAAGATATATGTGAAATTTTCGAGTTCTGGAAAGTGGTATTTAACAAGAACGAGAAAACATTACTTTCTGACAAACGTGCTAGAAAAATCCAAGCTCGTCTTGTTGACGGTTACCAGGTTGAAGACATCAAATTGGCAATCACAAATTGTTCTAAGTCTGATTACCATGTTCAGGGCGGATATACTGACATCGAATTAATTTGTCGTGAACCAGAAAAGTTAGATCGCTTTATCAACATGTTCCCTAAAGCTGAGCAAATCATGGCTCCCGTTCCTGGAAGCTATGAAGTGGACATGGGGGATTGGTAATGTCGCATATTCATAACATTCCAATGGAACAAGCGGTTCTTACAGCTTTGATGACTGTGGACAACTCATTTGACGTTGTAAGCAATGATCTTGATGTTGAATGTTTCTTTCCAGAGCGCCATAAGCAGATCTTCCAAGCTATTGCTGACCTTGCAAATGAAAACAAGCCATATGATTTCGTTATGGTTGAGCAGCAGCTTAAACAAAACAACGTAATTCATTTGATGGGTGGCTCTGAATACTTACTTCAAATGTGCAGTGATGCGCCTTCAAGCTTTTACAACCTGGAGTCTTATGTTGCTGAGCTAAACAAGTTCAAGGCACACCGTGAAGTCGAGCATATTGGGCAAAGCATTGCGGAGATTGCAAAAGACTTAACAATCCCTGACGTTCATATTTCGGCAGAAAGCATTCTGGATGGTAAGAAAACCTCAAACGATGTTGAGAAAACTAGCTTCACTTTTGAAGAGGCTATGAACCGTGCTACAGATCGTTTAATCCAAAAGGCTGAGGCTAAAGCTAACAAGCAATACACAGGCGTAAAGTTCAACCTAACTCACCTCGATAACCTGGTTGGATTAATTCAAAAAGGACACTTCTGCATCGTTGGTGGTCGTCCTGGTTCGGGTAAATCAACTCTTGCTCAAATGTTAGTGATTCAAACGGCTGTGCAATACAACGAGCCTGTTCTAGTTGTATCTGCGGAAATGGATGTAGAGACATTCGCAAACCGTTGTATCTCAGCTTTAACTCAAATCCCTTACGACAATATTCACAATGCTGAATTATTTGATGGGATGTTGGCTCAATTTGCAGATGCTAAAAGACGGTTCTGTGCTTTGCCAATTCATACAGAAGACAAGCAAAAACCGACTATCGCAGAAATACATTCATGGGCACGTAAAGCTAAGCGCAAATACAAAAAGCTTGGCTGCATCGTAATTGATTACCTTCAATTAGTGCGTGATCCAAGCAAGAAAGACCGTTACCAGGAAGTGAGTTCAATTAGCCGTGACCTAAAAGCATTGGCTAAAGAGTTCGATTGCCCGGTTATCGCATTAGCACAGCTTAACCGCGAGTCTGAGAAAGGGAAGCGTCCTAAAGCATCGGATCTAAAAGAATCAGGCCAGATCGAACAGGATGCAGACCAAATCATCCTAGCGAATCCAATCATTGGTGAAGACGACCTGCCATCAGGTGTCACTGAATTAATCGTTGCTAAAAACCGTCATGGCAAGAAAGGCGTAGTTCGAGTTATGGACCGCTTAGATATCTGCCGTTTTGTGACTATTCGAGAAGAAGAGAGAGGTGCAGCGTGAAATACGGATCAGTATGTTCAGGAATTGAAGCTGCAACTGTTGCATGGCATGACCTTGGGTTAAGTGCTTCATGGTTTTCTGAGATAGAGAAATTCCCGAGCCAAGTATTGCAACACCATTATCCAGATATCTTGAATTTGGGTGATATGACGCTTATTCGCGACAAAGTGAAATCAGGTGAAGTTGAAGCGCCAGATATTTTAGTTGGTGGTACGCCATGCCAGGCATTCTCAATAGCAGGTTTAAAAAATTCCCTTAATGATGATCGAGGTCAGTTGACACTTGAGTTTGTGAGACTAGCAGATGAAATTGATTCAGCAAGAACTATTTGCGGACTTAAGCCAGCCATCATCGTTTGGGAGAACGTTCCAGGAGTGCTCAACACAAAAGACAATGCATTCGGTTGCTTTTTGGGAGCATTGTCAGGTTCGGGGTGTGAATTACAACCGGCAGGGAAAAAGTGGACAAACGCTGGTTGTGTGTTTGGACCATCTCGACAAGTCGCTTGGAGAGTCCTTGATGCTCAATATTTCGGAGTTGCCCAGCGACGCAAAAGAGTCTTTGTTGTCGCAAGTGCTAGAGAAGGAAGTGTCACCAAAGTACTTTTTGAGCAAACAGGCATGCTTGGGAATCCTAATGAGATCAGAGAAGCGAAAAAAAATAATACCGAAGCTGTTGCAAAGTGCCTTACAAGACGTGGCGCAGGTGGACAGAACTTAGATGCTGAAACAGCAACATTCGTAATTCATGGCACTCAAGACCCACTTGTCAATGAAGAGACAGCTCATTGTTTAGGTAGAAATAGAGGTCAGGAAAACGCAGTACTCACAGTAAATAAAACCGCTGCGACACTTACTCGAGGATTTGGCGATCGAGGAATTGACGCTGATCAGATCACTAATGGTAATTGCGCTATTCAATTTAAAGGGGTGAGAAGACTTACACCAGTTGAGTGTGAGCGCCTCCAAGGATTCCCTGACCAATATACAAACATCCCAAATGCGAAAGACAGTCCACGTTACGCAGCGCTAGGAAACTCTATGGCTGTTCCAGTAATGCGCTGGATTGGTGAACGTTTGCTACAAGTTTTTGGAGAAGCGGTATGAATACAGAAAACCAAAAAGAACCATTGCTATTCGGCTCTATGACTTACACACAGATCATGCAGTTAAGAGCAGCTTACAACTTAGGGATTAAGGATGCTGAAACACGACAAGCTAATTCTCTGTACCAAAAACTACAAAGACGCGGCTGGTTGAAGCGTTTGAAGGAGCGTCAAGTCATTACTAAACGTGACGGAGAACAACAATGAAATTTGGAAAGCAAGTAAGAATTACAGGACTTCTTAAGCAAAAAGTGATCACTGAGACTTCATATCAAAACGGAAAGATTGTGAAAGAAGAAGGTTATTTATCTGAGTTGGCGTGCAACCATAAGTGCTCATGTAGAGATGTGCTGACTTTGGGAGATGTGTTTGAGCGAGAGTGGATCAAGACTACATCCGCTGTAAATGATGAAATGCAGTTCCTAGATGGTCTCGGGACTTATGACAACTTTTGCTACAACACTGTAATCATCACTTCACAGAAGATTAAAAACAGACTTGGTCAAAGGAAAGTTATTCATGAACTAGATATATCTGCAGGTCCTCATGGTGAGCATGGGAAGCTAATAAAATTTCCTGAAAACACACACATTCTAGAAGTAAAGAAAAAAGCAGCAGAAGTCATTATCAATGCTTATAAAAATGGGGATTGGTACTTTTATTTACGCGATGCAAGCAATGGAGAAGGATGTGCTAACTGTGCACTTGCAGAAATAATTTTGGAGTGCGCTCAATGAAACCAGAACAGTTTATTCGTGAGTTTGGGGTGGACGAGGCTAAAGCTGTTATTCGCTCTTCTGCAAATGCTTTAGTTAATTGCGGCGATGGTGAAACATTCCATGTGGATGACCTAAAAAGATTATTGGAATCTGTCTATTTCGTTCATGAGCATTACACGGTTGAGCGCGCAAAGATCTATGCAGACTCACCTTACACCGCACCAGAAGTGAAGCAAGCATTAGAACGAGCAATTGCTGATTACGAATCAATATACGGAGGCGGGGATGAGTAAGAAAAAAGATACCCCTTATGGCGCAACCCACTTCTTTACTGCGTTGGGTGGACAAACAAGATTCTTCAAAATAGAAAGCGGCAATCTAATGTGTTGGTATGAAGAGCTTGGAGCTTGGAAATATCCGGCCGCTTCTAATTGGCTTATGAAAAATATAAAGGTGATCCCATGAGCAGTAGAAAGATCAGAGCAGAACTGAAAAAGAAAGGGATTCCCGCAGAAGTTCATTGGGAATACATGTCTGATTGTTATGGAGGTGGTGGTGCTTACTTTATTGACATCGATACTGACACTGAAAACAAAATTTTAGACATAGACCCTGATTGTGAGCCACAGCTTGATGTTGGTTATGCAGAAAGCCTTGAAGAAGCTTTGGAGTTCATTGGTCAGTTGCCAAGCTTAAAAGGAGCCAGCCATGAGTGAGTTTAAAGTCGGGGATAAGGTTGTTTTGAAAAACAGTAGCCAAGACAAGGTAATGACTATTCAAGAATGCTACAAGGAATTCATTCGAGCATATTGGGATAAAGAGCATTATTCATTCGCTCATAAAGTTAATTTTCGTTTTGCCGAAGATGAAGAAATCGCAGCAGGCCACCGTATTGATTTCAAAGTGGAGGATGTGTGATGGATAAGAAAGCATTACAAGAACAATTTGAAGAGTTTGCGCGTTGGTATGTGTTGCCATTGGATAAAAGCGAAGATGGCATTTACCGAGCTTTAGAGACGCAATCTGCATGGGCAGCTTGCCAGCACCAGCAAGCGAAAGTGGAGGAGCTGCAAACCTTATACACCCAACAAGGCATAAACATGTTGAAGTTGCAAAAGCAGATTGATGCGCTAGAGAAGTCCTATTTTGTTTTAGCCCGAATTAAATCAATAGCAAGCAAAAACTTACTTGAAAGTATTTTGATTAAAGAAGTGAGGCAAGCGCTCAAGGGGGAAGGATGAAAGACTTTGCGATAGCAATCATCTACGGTGCAGCTTTATTTGTATCTATCAAGTACGCATGGCGTTGGTATAACGGAGAGCTTTCAACTCCTGCAATTATGGAGTGGTTTGGCAGAGGTTTCTTTTTTGCTTGGGGAGTAATAGCAGCGACTTTAACTATGGTTTTGGTTATCCGCTTAATTACGGAGTATGTCAAATGACCACATTCAAAGAGGCTCAAATCATCATCGGCATCGATCCTGACTTGGAAAAGTCAGGAGTCGCCATTCTTGGCAGTGATCTTCAACTAAAAAATATGACGTTTCCTGAAACTGTTGAGCTATTCAGAAATGAACAGGACAGCATCAAAAAGGTTGTCATTGAGGCAGGTTGGGAAAATAAGAAGGCTAACTTCAGAGTAGGTGGTGGTCACTCAAGACAAGTGAATGAGCAGATTGCTAGACGCGTTGGTATGAATCATGCGACTGGCATCTTATTGGCAGAAATAGCTCAGGCTTTAGGCTTAGCAGTTTTAATGGTGAAGCCAACTAAATCAAAGCTCAATGCAGATGAGTTTAACAAGATAACTGGCTGGCAAGGTCGTACAAATCAAGAGCAGCGTGATGCAGGTATGTTGATCTGGGGAATGCAAGGGAAGAAGGTGACGGTATGAAATCAAAGGTAGATGTAGATGCATTAAAGCTCACACTCCAATGGCAAGGATTCTTTCTAAAGGGTTGGTTCGAAGATCAGTGGTGTGACCTCAAAGACTATGCAGAAGCTTCTTTAAAGCTGCTTCTAATCATCCTGAGAATTTTATTTTCTCCCATTCTCATTATTTATGTCATTTGGCAGACCAGAAAAATGTATGAACAGATAGCGAGCGGAGAAGCCAACAGAGAAAAAGTCAGAAATCACATCAAGAAATACGGCAAGTAAGGGGAAAGAGATGAATGCGGCAGTAAATCACATTATGCAAACAACGGACTGGACTAAATACAGTCTAGAAGAATGGCTTTATCAATTTGGGGCTTGGATGTACTCCAATTCTGGAACTTGTGGAAAGAGCATAAACCCGATTGCTGTCGCTATGGATCAGGCTGCTAAGAAACGCAAGCAAGAGGTGAAGGGCAAAGAGCAGATCATGGCTGATTGGCTGTGTTCAGATGATCCAGTTATCCCTAAAGGTCGTGGGCGTATAACATGTGAAATTACAGATAATGAAGCGCGTGCAGTTCAACGTCTTATTCTCGACATGCAAGGGCAGTCGGAAGTTTTGGACGAATGGCTGGATGCAGTAATTAAAAGATATTTCTACAACAACTCTTGGTCAGAAATGGTTGTAACTCAAATGAATCCAGTTGGAGATATGGTTGTTGTCTATTCTCAAAATGATGCTAGAGCAGATGTTAAATGTGGTTTAGCTGCAATTCACTGCCGTTATGGTTTTATTAAATACAAATAGGTATAGAACTTGACCTTGTACAAGGCATGTGGCATATTTATGTTAGAGTGGTGCGAAGTGTAAGTAAGGTGCCACTAGGTGATGGATTCTTACAGCGTCTTTCGCCGATCGAGATTAAATATGCCCTAGAGTGAAATAGTCTGTAAGCCTCAAGGGTTCTCGCCTAATTACCTAGCAGTAACCCTTGCAACATAAGCAAGAAGGCGAAACTAGATCAAATCCTGTCATTAAG